GGTGAAGCAGAAGCTGGAGTTCTTCGCCAGTCGGCGGAAGCGGGTATGACCGTCTCCGTCACCGCTGCTGACGGCCGGGTTATCGCGCTGCGCACATTGACGGCCCTGGACAAGCTGCGCCTGTTCAAGGCCGCGGGGCCCATCCTGTGCCGGAACGAGCCGTGGCTGGGCATGGCGTTGCTGGCCTGCGCCGTCAGCGCCATTGACGACATTCCTGTGCCGATGCCGGCCGATGAGCGAGGCATCGAGGCGCTGGTGCAACGCTTGGGGGACGCGGGCCTGGCCGCGGTCGCGACCATGATGCGGCCCGAACCCGACCGACGCGAACTGGCGACATCCGCAAAAAACTAGCCGGGCACCCCGACCTGCTGGACTGCCTGTACCTGGTCCGCAACGGGGTGCCGTTCGATGTCGCCTTCTCCTTGTCCGCCGATGAACGGCTGGCCTTCGTCGTCGCGCTCGGCACGCTATCCGGGCGGATGTTCGACTGGGACACACTGCAATGGAGCGATCCGTGATCGCGATCGACGGACTTGCCGCGCTGCGGGAACGCATGGAACGGCTGGAGCTGGAGGCCGCGGCGCGGCGCGCCCTGCTGGGCGCCGGCGAGCAACTCGCGCGGGACGTGCGTGCAAACTTGTCCACTCCGCCGGGTGGGCCGCATGCGGTGCCATGGCTGCGCAGCGGCGCGCTGCGCGACAGCATCGCGATGCAAGAGGTGGAGGACGGCGTGGTTGTGTTCAGCGGCAGCGATGTGGCGATCCATCAGGAACTCGGCACGCGTCATGTGCCGCCGCGCCCGTTCCTCGCGCCTGCCGCCGTTAGTGCGATCGATGATGTCGCCGGCCGGGTTGCCGCCGGTATCCAGGCCGAGGCGCAGCATGGCGGGGAAGTGGCATGATCGACGCCGCGACAATCGGCATCACGCTGGCGCTGAACGATGGTGTGTCCGAAGGGATTGCGCGGATCCGGCAGGACCTGGCCGGCCTGGATGCGGCGGTATCCGTTGCGTCACTCAGGCTGACGCAACTTTCCTCCCTTGCCACCGGTGCGGGCCGGGCGGTGGCGGTGGGCATCGCTACCGGAACGCCATCGGCGCCGGAACGCCCATCTGCGGAACCTGAACCGTATGCTGCGGCGTTGTTCCCTCCAACCCCGGCCGCCGCGGCGCCGATCCCAAGTCCGGCTGACCGAGGGGACCGTGTGCCGCAACCCGTCGAACAGCGCGATGCGGCAATGGCGCCGGCTGCAGCATTTCAGGAATCGCGCGACTTCGCGTCCTTTGGCCGCGCCATTGCCACCGAGCCACACGAGAGGGCGCGCCCGCACCTGCCCGCGCCGGAAGCCCCGGGCCCGGTGGCGTTGGCGATCAAGCTGCCGCGCGAAGGCCCGGAATCGCCCGCGTCACTCGCGCCAGTGGACGAGGGCAGCGGGCCAACCACGCACGTGAGGGGTCGGAACCCGGTGGCACCCATCCCCTCGTCACTGCCCCCTGCCCCGGCAGCCGTATCCGTGACGGGCGGTCATGATCCGCGGCCACGCAATGCCGGCGAAGACGAGGGACAGCCGCAGCCGATGGCAGTGGAAATAACGCTGGACGGGAACGTACTGGCGCGGTGGCTCAGCGCGGAACTCGGCCAGCAGGCAACGCGGCCGCCGGCCGGTGCCGGTGCGTTCGATCCGCGTCTATCCCCCACCTGGTTCGCGGCATGACCGGCGACAGGGAAGGTCCGCGCATCCACCTTCGGCTGTGCTTCGCGGGCGATCGGTCGTCGGATGCCGACGCGTTCAGCGATCCAGTGACCCTGCCGGCGACATTGACCTTGCGTACCCTGCCAATCGAACCGGCGACCGCATCGGAGAAGTCATGTCAAAGGCGAGCGTGATCCTCGGGCTGGTCCTGTTCCAGGACTTCGAGATCCCGGGGCAGATCAATTTCGGTGGGCGCCAGGCGCTCGCGATCCATCGACTGCCGGGCGGCGGGCGAGTGATCGACGCGATGGGCCGCGATGACGCGGAGATAACATTCTCCGGCATCTTCAGCGGGCCGGACGCGACACGCCGCGCGCGGATGCTGGACGGCATGAGGGCGGCGGGGCAGACACAGCCGCTCAGCTGGGATGTATTTTCCTACGCGGTGGTGATCCGGAATTTCCAGGCGGATTACCGTGCCGGGAACTGGATTCCGTTCTTCCTGGCCTGCAGCGTGCTGCGCGACGAGGCCGCTTCCGTCGTGGAAGTGCCGCTGCCGCTCGCCGAGTTGATCCTGAATGACATCGGCGTGGCGGCGGCCATCGGGGTGGACCTGGGCCAGGCGATACGGGCCCTGGCCGAGCCGGACGCCACTACGCGCGGCACACCAGCGCATGCGCGCGCGAGCCTGATGCTGAGCCAGGCGGAGGCGGACATCGCGGCCTCTATTCTTGTGGCGGACCATGCCCTGCCGACAGCGGAAATAACCGACACGGGCACATTGCTCGCGGCGGAGGCCGCGTTGGGCAGGCTGGCGGATCTTGCGGTCGCGCGGGCGCATGTCGGCCGCGCCCGGATCAATCTTGCCGATGCGGCGGGATGAGGAGTCAGCGATGAAGACAGTCACGATTGCCGGCGGAGATCTGTTCCGGCTGGCGATGGAAGAACTGGGCGATGCGACCCAGTGGGTGCGCATCGCCCGGTTGAACGGCTTGGAAGACCCGATGCTGACCGGGCTGAACACCATGATGATTCCGCCGCGGGGCCTCGAGGCCAGTGGCGATATCGGTGGCGGCGGCATTGTCGGGTTTTGAAGCGATCCGCACGCCGCGCCTGGATGTACTGGCCGATGGCGTACCCCTGGCAGGCGTGACGCAGGCCGAGGTGACCAGCAACACCTACTACATGGCGGACCGTTTCCATGTGCGCCTCGCGCTGGATCCTTCCGCCGCATCGGCGGGCTACTGGGCGGCGGCCGGCGAGATCATGCTGGATATTCGCATGAGCCTGGGCGGGCCGGCCGTGTCGCTGATCCAGGGCGTGGTGGATCGCGTGCGGCTGGACCCGATCCGGCGGATCGTCGCGCTGGATGGGCGGGACCTCACGGCGCGACTGATTGAGGCGCGTACCCAGGAAAGCTTCGTGAACCGCACGGCAAGCGAGATCGCCGAAACAATCGCGGCCCGGCATGGGCTGACAGGGGAGGTGGCGCGCACGACAACCAAGGTGGGTCGGTATTACCAGGACGAGCACGATCGCATTTCCCTGGGCCAGTACAATCGCGCGATGACGGAGTGGGACCTGCTCACCTGGCTGGCGCGACAGGAAGGGTTCGACGTGTTCGTGCGCGGTACCACGCTGACATTCGGCCCATCGTCGGCGCAGGCACGCATCATCCCCCTGGCCGTCAAGGATGCGACGGACCTGCGACTTGAACGCGCCCTGACATTGGCGCGTGACATTGAGGTGACGGTGAAAAGTTGGAATTCGCTGCAGCAGAATGCCTTCACCAAGACAGCGCGCGCCGCCGGCAACAATCGGGGCGGTGCGGGCAATGTGCAGCGCCATGTGCTGGTCCGCCCGAACCTGACCGAGGATGGCGCGCTGAAGCTGGCGCAAGCGACGCTGGCGGAACTCACCCGGCATCGCATGGTGCTGCGTGCCACCATGCCCGGCGACCTTACGCTTCTGCCCCGTGACAACCTGCTGCTGCGCGGCGGCGGCGGCGCTTTCGATCAGGCCTATGTGGTGGAGGAGGTAACGCGGCAGATGTCCGTACTGCATGGCTTCACGCAGCATGTCTGCGCCCGCAACGACGCGATACCGGCCCAGACCACGGTGCCCGGTGGCAGCTACCCGGGTGCGAGTTGACGATGGACGCGTTCCTGAACGCGCTGAAGGCACAGGCCGGTGCGCTGGATCAGGCAACCGGCCAGGCACGCTTCGGTGTTGTCACCTCGGTCGATCCGGAGAAGGCGACGGCGCGGGTATTGCTGCAGCCGGAAGCGGTGCTTTCCGGGTGGTTGCCGGTGCTCTCGCCCTGGGTCGGTGCCGGCTGGGGCATGGTGTGTCCGCCCAGCCCCGGGGAGCAGGTGCTTGTGCTGGCCCAGGAAGGCGATGCGGAACACGGGCTGATTGTCGGGCGCGCGTTTTCCGCTACGACGCCACCGCCAAGGGCGGAGGTGGGCGAACTATGGCTCGTCCACAAGTCCGGCAGCTTTGTTAAATTGGCAAACGACGGGACGGTGCGTGTGCGGGGCAACCTTCACGTGGACGGCGATGTGCACGACCGGCACGGTTCCCTGGCGCAGCTGCGCGCGCACTACAATGCGCATGTGCATGCGTCCCTCACTGCCCCTCCCAATCCGCAGGACTGACAGCAGTGGATATCGAGCATGGCTGGGGTTCGGACCTGCTGTCCGGCCCGACGGGTGATCTTGCCCTGGTGGATGGCGCGGCGCTCAGCCAGCAACGGCTGTTGCGGCGATTGCTCACCAATCCGGGGGACTACATCTGGCATCCGGACTATGGCGCCGGGCTGGCGCGCTTCGTCGGTCAGCCCGGCGATGCGCAACGCATTCGCGCGGTGATCCGCGGCCAGATCTTCCGCGAACCGGCCGTGGCGCGGTTCCCGGAACCGGAGATCGACGTGCGCGTCTCCCCCGATGGCGCAGCGGGTACGGTGTTCGTGCATGTCCGCTACGTGGCGGCGCCGAGCGGACGGACGGAAATTCTTTCCTTCAGCGTGGATGCCTGAGCATGCAATTGCAGCTACGAAATTTCTCCGCCCTGGTGCAGTCCATGGCCGCGGCGGTGCAGGCATCGTCCGCACGGCTCGTCGACCTGTCGGTCGGTTCCGTTCTGCGCGCGGTGCTGGAAGCCAATGCCGGCGTGGGCTTGTGGATGCAGCATCTGGTGGTACGCACATTGCAGGCAACCCGCGCCGCGACCAGCGAGGGGAGCGACCTGGACAGCTGGATGGCGGATTTTTCCCTCACCCGCCTCGGCGCGAGCCTTGCCGTAGGCGAGGCCACCTTCTCCCGCACGGTGACCGGCCTGGCGACCATCATTCCCGTTGGCGCGCTGGTGCGCACGGCAGATGGTTCCCGGGACTTCACCGTGCGCGCGGATGCGGACCACCTGGCCTACGATGCGACCCGGAATGGCTATCGCCTGCTCGCGGAACAGGCCACGATCGCCGTGCCCGTGCAGGCCGTGCAGTCGGGGGGCGGGGGCAATATCCTGGCCGGAACGCTCACCCAGCTCGCCAGCGCGATTCCCGGCATCGACGCCGTGACGAATCCCGCGCCGATGGCCGGTGGCCGCGATGCCGAGAGCGATGCCGCGTTCCGCCTGCGCTTCCAGGACTACCTGGACACGCGCAGCCGGGCGACAACCCGGGCGGTGGCCTACGCAATCGCCCAGGTACAACAGGGCCTCACGTTCCGCATCGCGGAGAATGCGGACGCGGCGGGCGCGGCCCGCCTGGGGCACTTCACCATCACGGTGGATGACGGGTCCGGTGCGCCGTCAGTCAGCCTGACGGACCGCATCACCGAGGCGGTGGATGCCGTGCGGCCATTGGGAACCACTTTCACGGTGCGTGCCCCCGTGTGCCTGCCGGTGGATGTGGCACTGACACTCTCGCTCGCGCCCGGTGCCAATGCCGCCGCGGTGGCGGACAGCGTGAGAAGCGCGATCACGGTCCATGTCAATTCCCTCGGCGTGGGCACGGCGTTACCCATTTCGCGTATCGCGCAAATTGCGCACGACGTGGATGCCTCGGTGTGGGGCGCGGGCGCCATCACCCTGAACGGCGCCGCGGCCGACATCGTTCCCAGCGCCGATACCGTCCTGCGCGCCGGCACGGTGACCGTGGCATGATCGGGGACCAGGACAACATGCTGGCGCGCCTGCGTGCGCTGCTGCCGCTGCGCTGGTTCGGCGATACCGCGCCGGTGCGCGATGCCCTGCTGAACGGCCTGGCGGCCAGCTGGGCCTGGACACACGGTCTTATCGATTTCGCGAGGCGCCAGACCCGCATCGCCACCGCCACCGGCGACTGGCTGGACATGATCGCGCGGGACTTCTTCGGCACCCGTCTGCCGCGTCGCTGGCATGAGGACGATGCGGTCTACGCTGCTCGCATCAGGGCCGACCTGCTGCACCCGCGTGCCACAAGGGCGGCCTTGTCGGAGACCCTGACAGGGCTGACGGGCCGGCCGCCGATCATCTTTGAGCCCGCGCAGCCCGGTGACACCGGCGCATGGGGTATCGCGCTGGGCTACGGCGCGGCCGGCGGCTGGGGGTGCCTCGCCATGCCGTTCCAAAGCTTCGTCACCGCCTACCGGCCGCATGGCACCGGTATCGGCAATGTCGCGGGAAGGGGCGGCGGCCCTGGCGGCTATGGCGTGGGCGCCATCGAATACGCCGCGCTCGCGATGATTGCCGGCCAGGTGACGGACGCGGAAATCCACGCGGCCATCGCCGCGTCATTGCCTGTAACGGGCATCGCCTGGACACGCATCGTTTTCTAACATTCATGAGGGTTTGATGGACAGGAACCTGGTCTATCCCGGCAGCATCCCGCTCGATTCGGATCTGCTTTCGCTCAACCGCAACACGATGGTGGCGCTGGGGGCGCTGGCGCAAGCCGTTCTGGGTACCGGCACGGTGGTGGATGGCCTGGCCTGCGTCCCGACTACGCCGGCCTCGCTGGCGGTCAGTGTCGGGCCCGGCACCATCGCGCAGCTTTCGGTGGTGGATACGCTGGCCTTCGGGTCCCTGCCTTCCGGCACGGAACCGCTGGTGAAGCTGGGTATCAACCTCGCGGCCACCACGCTGGCGCTGACAGCACCGGCCACGGCGGGGCAGTCGATCAACTACCTGATCCAGGCGGCGCTTCAGGAAAGCGATGCGTCCCCAGTGGTGCTGCCCTATTACAACGCCGCCAATCCGGCACTGCCGTTTTCCGGCCCGGCCAACTCGGGCACCGCGCAATACACGCAGCGCATCCAGCGCGCGCAGTTGCAGCTGAAGGCCGGCGCCCCCGCCATCACCGGCACGCAGGCCACCCCGCCGGTGGATAGCGGCTGGGTCGGGCTCCACGTGGTCACGGTCGCACACGGGCAGGTGTCGGTCAGTGCGGGTAACATCGCCACGCATGCCGCCGCGCCGTTCCTCGCCTGGAAGCTGCCGCAGTTGCGGCCCGGGTTCGGCTCCGGCGTGCAGACCTTTGCCGCCAACGGCGCGTTCACCGTGCCACCTGGTGTCACGCAGGTGGAGGTGGAGGCCTGGGGTGGTGGCGCCGGTTCCTTTGCATCCCTTTCCGGTACGCCATCGGGCGGAGCCGCCGGCGGTGGTTATGTGCGCAAACGTGTCACCGGCCTTGCGCCCGGCCAGGCGGTGGCCGTTACCGTGGGCGCCGGCGGCAGCGCGGGCAGCACGGGCGTTGCCCCTGCCGCGGGTGGCACCACCAGTTTCGGCGCGTTCTGCTCCGCCAGCGGCGGACAGTTGAACGGGCTGGCGACGCTTGCGGCCCCGTACCACGGCGGCACCCCGGGCGGCACCGGCAGCGGTGGTGACCTGAACCTGGCCGGGTCCGAGGGCAATGTCGGCATCACCATCAATGGCGGCATGGGCGGCGGCGCACCGCATGGCGGTGGCATGCGCAACGCCGGCGCGGGCGCGGGCAATCCCGGGCTGGCCCCGGGCGGCGGCGCTTCCGGCGCCGGCATCGGAAGCAACGGCACCACGCCCAATGCCGGCGCGGCCGGCGCCGCCGGCTTGGTGATCGTGCGCTGGTAGCCTGCGCCGCGGCTCCGCCTGCCCCATTTTCCTAACACCCGACAAACAGGAAGCCACATGCCCACACCGGCCAACCCGGTCTGGCGGCCATCGCATGCGCGCGCGGTGCTGCTGGACAGTTTCGTGCCCGTCCCCCGGGGTGCCGCCGCCGTCGCCCCGCCGCCGCTCAGCTGGCCGGCGAAGGATCCGGCGGATGTGCTGGACTACCAGTTCGACATCGCGGCCGCCCTGATCGGCAACGACGGCGACCGCATCGCAAGCCTGGATGTGTCCATTGTCCCCGATGGTCCGGGCGACCTCGCGCTCGTCTCCGCCGCCGCCGATGGCGCCTCCGCCGTGCTGTGGCTAGCGGGCGGCCAGCCGGGTGTGAACTACGCCGTCACCCTGGCCATCGTTACCCGCAATAACCGCGCCATCACCCGCGTGGTGCGCCTGCCGGTCCTCTCGCTCAGCAGCGCGGCGATCCCCGATGTGGTGCTGCTTGCCGGCCCTGGCGCCGGGCTGACCGACGAGAACGGCAATCCCATCACGGTTCCCTGATCCGAATTCCCAGCCGGAGCATCCCCATGCCGACCATTGACCAGCTTTCCCCCGCCAGTGCCGCGACGGATTCCGACCAGATCCTGGTCAGCCAGAACGGCACTGCCCGGAAACTCACGCGCGCCCAGATGCTGGATGGCACGCAGCCGGAGATCGCGTTGCCGGCGCGCCATCTGCTCGGTCGGCACAGCACCGGCATGGGCGCGCCGGAACCACTGGCCCTTGGCCCCGGCCTGGCCATGACCGACGGCGCGTTGAGCCTGGCCGCCACGGGCGATTTCGACATCTCCACCCTGCCCGCCGGCACGGTGCCCACCGGGGCGGATTTCGTGCCATTGGGCCAGAACGGCGGCAACGTGGCGGTCACCTACGCGCAGTTTCTCTCCGGGTTGCCGAACGTGCCGAATGTCAGCGCATCCAACATGACGGTGAAGGCCACCGGTTCCACAGCCACGCAGAAGATGGCGGACTTCGCGGCCAATACGCTGCCGAAATCCGGCGGCCAGATGTCCGGCCCGCTGGTGCTGGCGGCGGCGCCCTTCCTGGCCAACCAGGCCACCACCAAGGCCTACACGGATGCGGGCGATGCCGCGCGCGTGGCCAAGGCGGGGGACACGATGACGGGACCACTGGTGTTGCAGGCCGATCCGGTCGCCACGCTGGGGGCGGCGACGAAGCAGTATGTGGACAGTGGCGACGCCGCGCGGGTTGCGAAATCCGGTGATGCCATGACCGGCCCGCTGTTCACGCCCCAACTCTCCACCTTCCAGTGGGGCTACGGCATGACGGATACGCCGGTGAAGATGCAGGTCGCCGGTTCCACCACCGGCACGCCGGGGGTGCTGGAAATCTCGCAGCAGACCACCCATGGCGGTGGGCCGGACGCCGCGGTGCGGCCCACGCTGGGGGTCGCCACCACGGTCGGCAATGAGGTGATCAACGGGACGCTGACCGGCCCTTCGGATAATCGCTGGGCATCGGGCATGGCCATCTATTCCACGGCCTTGCGTGGGCCGGGAACCAGCGGCGGGCACGCCCAGCACGGTGTTGCCTACAACCACGTCAACCGCTTCCCGCTGGAGGGTGGATTTCCAGCCGGCCAGGAAGGCGCGCCGCTGTGGAATACCTGGCACGTTATCAACGATTCCACGAACGAGGTATCGTCGCGCGCCGGTGCGCTGGTGGGGCTGGAGCACGACATCAGCGCCAATAACCGCGACGATGCGCTGGCCCGCTTCCAGCGCCAGGTAGTGCTCACCGCCGCCATTCCGCAAAGTCAGGGCGGCCTGCCCATGGAATGGGCCTATGGCGACTACTGGAATTCGGTGACCGGCGCGGACCGCGATTCATTTTTCCGGGCGGTGATCGCCATCTACGCCGGATATACGGATGCCGGCATCGACTTCGCCTACGGCACCGGCGAACGCGCCAACCCCTATGTGGACGAGGTGAACCGCGCCGCCGCGATCCGCATGCGGGCCGGCCAGCGCATCGCCTTCGATGGCGACGGTGCCACCGGTAAGGTGCTGAGCTACGACGGAACCGCGCATGAGTTCCAATACCGCGCGGGTGGCGCCGCGGTGTTCCGCATCGCGGACAATGGCCGTCTGCTCTCCGGCGCCGGCATCACGCTGGGTGGCACGGTAACTGTCAGTGGCACTACCGCGCTGGCGGCCAACAGCACCAACATGGGCGCGTTGATCCGGTGCACCGGCGCTGGCTCCGCCTATACCGTCACCCTGCCTGCCGCCGCCAGCGTGCCGGCCGGCGTGGGCCTCACGTTCTCGGTTACCGGAACCGGCAAGGTGACGCTGGCCGCGGCGGCCGGCAACAGCTTCCAGTCCGGCGCGCCAACCCTTGTGCAGCACGACCGGCTGCACCTGGTTTCGGACGGTGTCAGCCAGTGGCAGGAAGTGTTCCGGACCAACATGGCCAATGCCCATTTCACCGGCCCGCCGGTGCTGCCCAACTACACAGTCGCGGCGCTGCCCACGGGCATGGACCGTGGCGCCAAGGCTTTTGCCACCAACGGCCGCAAGACCGGGGAAGCCGCCGGTGCCGGCACCGGGGTGGAGGTGTTCTTCGATGGCACCAGCTGGATCAGCGTCATCTCCGGCACTGCCATTACCGCCTGACAGTATTTCCAACAGGGGTCACGCATGCCCAGGATCGAGCAATTGCCGGCCGCGGACGCGGTTGCGGCGGATGATGTGCTGCCGCTCAGCCAGCATGGCAGCGCGCGGGCTGCCACGGTCGCCAACCTGATCGCCGGGCTGCAATCCGGCATCAGCGTGGCGCCCGGGCAGTTGCTGGGCCGCGTGGCCGCCACGCCGGGCGGGCCGCAGCCGGTGGGGCTAGGCAGCGGCCTGGCGCTGGCCGGTGGCGTGCTGGCTGCCACCGGCGCGGACCACGCGGCGTTTCCGCCGCAGGCCGTGCTGAACCCGGCGGATGAGATGGTGCTGAACGCCCCCGGTGGCCCGCGCCGCATGCCTATTGCCATGCTGCGCGCCCTGTTCGCTGCCGGGCCGAACATCAACATCGGGGAGGATGGCGAGATTTCCGCCAGCCTGCCCGCCGGCGCCACCGGGCCGGAAGGGCCGCAAGGCGCCGACGGGCCAGGGGGACCACCCGGACGGCAAGGCCCCG